TAAAAGAGCAGCTAGCAAAAGCTAACTGCTCTCCGAAAAAACGTTAAGAAGGAAGTTCAGAACTCAAGTGTATTTATAGTATGAACGGAATATTGAGTTTTATTCAGGGGAGGAAGAGAAATGGAAGGGAAAACAGAGCCGAAAATGGTTCCAATCGCATCTTACGGATGGAACAAAGAAAAACAATGTGTAGAGTTCCAACTGTTAATAAATGAAGAGATATATGTAATGCCAGTGTACGCGAGAGATGTAAAAGGCATGGAGACTTGGTTTTTGTTAAAGAAACATAACTTAATAAAATAATCCTTTTGTTTATAGAAAAACAAGCTACCATGTTTCATTGATTGGGAATCTTTTCTAAGGTATGCTTAAGGGGATGGGAATAAAAAGAATATTTTCAAGAGGAAAGGGATTAATTTATGTTAGGAAAGTGGTTAGATAAATTAAAAGAACCTAAATGTATACATAGATATAAATTTATTAAAAGTCAAGACAATGAAGATTTTAAAGCTGGTAAGATGGGGATAGTTAGTTATTATAAATGTGAAAAGTGTGGTAAAGAGAAGGAAATCAGCAAATATACTAATGATGTTAATAGTGACTATTGGCATATTTAAAACAACATTCGAATACAGTCCGGCTAGAAAACTAGAGGACACCAATTCATTAAAGCAGCAATTAAAGCTGTTTTACGAATAGGTGTCCTTTTTATTTTGAAAAGGGAGATGGGGAAATGAAGGGGTTAAGAGATCAATTACGTGAATGGAAAAAGCGATCAAATAAAACAAAGAAGAAAAAACGAAAAGAGAAATTTAGCACCCGTGAAATTGAAGAATTAATGGGGATGCATAGACCTTGTTATGAACGAAGACGTGGAGCAATAAGACAAAAGTAATCTAAAATTAAAAAGGAGTGGTCGTACATGACTAAACAATTATCTTTCTTACCAAAAATTGATAGAACAGCAACACAAGAGGAATTAGAAGGCGTGTTGGAAAGCGTACGTATACATAGACAATTTGGGATGATGCGTAAAGAAATGAAAGTCACTCCTTCTTATGAAATACGTGAGCACGGCCCTACACATGCAGTTGGTAAACCGTTAGAAGATGTTGCTATAGCAAATGTTCAACAAAGCAAACGAGAAGAGTGGCTTGAAATAATGTCGGTACGTATTAACCAGTTTTTAAATCGATTAGGAAACGGGCGTGCAGGAAGTATTCAGAGAGAGATTATTTATAAACGTTATTTAGAAGATGAGGATGTGTGTGATTACATGGTTTATAACGAAATAGGGATGTCAGAGCGTACCTATCGACGTTGGAAATCTAAAGCGTTTTATAAACTTGCTTTTGCGCTCGGATTAGAAGTTTACGAGACAGAAGAAACTGGAGGTAATGAATAATGAATTTTGTTCAGCCAATACGTGATCCAGAGCAAATACAGCAAATTAAAGAGTATTTAAAAGAAAAGAGTGAACGTAATTATATCTTGTTTGTAATGGGAATTAATACAGGACTACGTATAAGTGATATTCTGAAACTGAAGGTTGGAGATTTAAAGGGCAGTCATATTTCAATGCGTGAAATGAAGACGGGTAAGCAGAAACGTATTCAGATTACTGCAGCGTTAAGAAGAGAGTTAAAGTGGTACATTGAAGATATGGAAGAATATGAGTATTTAATTAAGAGCAGACAAGGAAAGAATCGACCAATCGGAAGAAGCATGGCATACAAAATACTTAGTACTACAGCAGCAAAGTTTGGTTTAGAAGAAATTGGGACACATACATTACGTAAGACATTTGGATATCATATGTACATGCAGACAAAGAACATAGCTTTGCTGATGGAGATATTCAATCATTCAAGTGAACGAGTAACGTTAAGATATATAGGAGTAAACCAAGATGCAATGGATAAAGCAATGACTAGGTTTAAAATCTAATCATTGCTTTTTTTGTTCAAGGATAGCAACACATGCTTATCGACTTAAGAACAGAAACTTATGCTTGAACATAAAATCAAATTTAGATGTACAAAGCTATTTCAAGTGAATAGAATCGCCTCTTTAAGAATACATAAAAAATATATATACAAGCGTAGTCTAATCACTACATCGTTGGTGAAAGTAGAATTCTATAAATTTTGGAGGAAGAGATATGCAAAAAAAGGTTCTTCTGTTTACAGATTTAGGGATTGATGATGCCTTTGCTATACTGTATACCTTTTTTCGTAAAGACATTCAACTTGTAGGAATCGTAGCCGATTATGGAAATGTATCAAGAGAAAATGTAATAAGAAATATTAACTATTTGAAGTACATTGCGGGAAGAGAAGAAATACCTGTATTCCTTGGTGCTTCTGTACCGTTGACAGGTATATTGATTAAGTATTTCCCTGAGGTACATGGAAAAGTTGGATTAGGACCTATTATTCCACCTGAAATTTCATATCCAGTTTATCCTTTAAATGATATTTATCAAATTATAGAATCAAATTTAGAAGATCTTACAATTATCAATTTAGGAAGACTTTCTTCGCTAGCTACGACTTTTGTATTGAATTTACAAACAATGCGAAATGTAAGAGAATGCATTTGCATGGGGGGAGCTTTTTTCTATCCAGGTAACGTAACTGCTGTGGCTGAAGCTAATTTTTACGCAGACCCTTATGCAGCAAACTTAATTCTGCAACATGCAAAGAACTTGACAATTATTCCTTTAAATGTGACCCAACATGCGATTGTTACACCCGAAATGGTCCAGCAAATCGATGCATTTCATCGGAATACACAAGATCTTGCAGGGCTTATCATTAAACCTATGTTAGATTATTATTATAATTTTTACTCCAAGTCTAATCCAGGTATAAGTGGAAGTCCTATGCATGATTTTGTAACAGTGTGGTATTTGCTAAATAGAGAGGCTGTTAGCCTTACGAGAGTACCTATTAAAGTAATTCCTGATCAAGGGGAAGGATTTGGACAAAGCATTGCAGACTTTCGTTTTGTTACTAATCCAGGCTATAAAATGCATAATGTAGCTTTTCAGTTTGATTATGAAAGGTTCAGGAAGGATATTATGGAAACGTTCTTAAAGAAGAGAATGTAAAAGACTTTGTTCATTTTATTTAACGTATAGGAATCCAACTTTTTAGGTTGAATTTCTCTTAGCATACAAAATTTTTGAAATTCTGGCTGTATTTCGTCACTATCAAGCTGATAAAATAAAATCCTGCTAAAAATAAAACTTTAAATTGGTGGCCATGTTATTCTACCCATTTATACAGTTACTCATTTTTATTGTGTTGTGTAACTCAAAAGAGGAAGTGTTATGAAGTTATGAATATCAAAGGCTGTAGCATTTGGCATAGTTACACAAAATATAAGATATGGGTAAGTGGAGTGGAATTAGGGAATCGTTATAATTAGAAACATACGTTGTTTAGAAGCTTAAAGAGAAAAGAGAGTATGATATGAGTTTTGTATAAATAATAATATATTCCTAAAAAGACTCTATTAAAGTCTATGCTATTCGAAATTATTATATTGTAGACTACAAGGATAAACAGTAAATTAATAACAAGGGGGAATCAATTATGGATGGATAAAGGAGGGTGTAATAATATAACGTTTAGTAACAATTATACTTATTAAAAGGGGAATTATTAATGGAAGAAACAGAAATTAAGCATTACATGTTAAAAAAAGTGTTACCTTGGCTATTAATTCATTATGATGTTGATGATTTGTATATCGAAAATAAAGATGCTGCATTAAAGATTATTATGGAAAAATTAGATAAAGAAGAGATATTGGATCAGAAAGATATGATGTTAGTCACTCATGGGTTTCATCAAAGTAAAAAGAAATTTTTGGCAATGTTAGATCGTTTTGATGAAGAAGATTTTTCTGAGAACAAAGAAATGTTATTATTTAAAGCTGTATCAATACTTGAAAGTGCTGTAAATAAAAGGTTACACCAAGAGTTACAAATACAGCACGGAATGAGTCATGCTAAGATAGATAATATTTTAACTAGGTTGAAAGTTAAAGAGAAATTGGATTGGTTCTTACAAATTTTATGTGGAGAAACGTTTTTGCAGCAAAAAGGGTGGGATAAAATTAATCCAATAATTACTTTGCGAAATTCTTTTATCCATCCAAAGCCAACCGATGCTGATAAATATACACATCAGGTGGATTCAATTAGTAAGGAAAGTTTACTTGAGTTTATGGAAGCATGTACAGAATGCTATAACTTTTTAAATGATATAAGAAGTAGTGAAGCCCAAAAATATAATGAAAAGATAAATAGGTTAGCTGCATTAGTTGATTAAAAATAAAAAATGGTACTTAAAAAGGTCTCTTTTTTATTTTGTAATAATTAAAGTCAATGTAATGAATTGGAAGGATTTGAATCTATCTTATGATTCTATTGTGCAAATCTAAAGAACGAAAATATATATGTATTAAAAAGAGGAAAAGAACAAGAGATATAGATTAGATAGAGGAGCTTTAGAAAGATTCAAATAGTATTGGCAGAGTTGTGACCGTTTTTTGGCAGTAAATGTGTCGGTTGTTTTGGAATCAACGTGTTATATTTGTATTGTGAGAAGTGGCGGAAAACATAACTCATAAATGTTCCTTTATAAACTATATGTTGTTTAAACGGTTTCATAATGATGGCACATAAAATCCGAAACCAGCAGATGGTAATGATTGAATGGTACCGTTAGTAGGGAGAGCTTTTGCTCTTCTTCCAGTTACTTAATATTGTTGATACATATTAGCCGTTCATCATTAGGTGATTGGAATAAGGATAAAACTTCACGTACCGAAATTAAAGTACAAATTAATAATTTATAAAAAAGCATCCATAATGGGTGCTTTTTATTTTGGATAAGGAGTGAGAACACATGAAACTAAATAAACCAGAACAAGCTGTAGCGATTGGTACATTCATTTCAATGTTGGGACAAGAACTTGTAAACGAACGTATCGATAAACAGAAATTAGAAAGTGTACTTCCTATCTTTAATGAAATGCAAGATAATACAACACCAAAGCAAAAGAGAGAAGCGATGATTAGTTTGCTTGAAAAAGCGGTAGATGAATTCTTAAAGCAATAGCCATAAAAAAAGGAAAAGCAACTCGCTTTGGGGTGCGAGTCACTTTTCCTGATGGCAATGTTAACTTTATTATAACAACTTGTATTTATTTGGTAAATATATAATTAGAATATTTTTTCCAAGGGAGTGAGACAGATGCAAGTCTACTGTTCTAACTGTAATGAAGATTACGATATGCAACCACAAGTAGCACAGCTTCCAAAAGGAATTGAGAAGTGTTTCTACATTTGTCCTCATTGTGGTCATGAGCACGTTGCTGCATATGTGAACGACAAAGTTCGTAAGCATCAAACGGACATTGCAAAGTGTTACGAGCGGATTAATAAAAATAATCTGGCAATAGAGGATGAAATGAAACGGTTGAGGAAGAGGATGGAAGGTGCCAAGTAAACCATTCAAGCCATGTAAGTCGTTAGGTTGCAAGGAACTAACACGGGATAAGTATTGTGCTAAACATATCGAAAAGGAAAAAGAAACCGTAAGATATTATGACAAACATATTCGAAACAAAAGTTCACGTTCATTCTACAACTCAAGATTGTGGAAGGATATGCGTGAGCTTATTTATCGTAGAGATTATGGCTTATGTGTTCAATGTAGAAGCAAGGATATCATTAAGATAGGTGATGTAGTCGATCATATCATTCCTATCCGTGTTGATTGGTCGAAACGATTAGAACCATCTAATTTACAAACGCTTTGCCATGCTTGCCATAACAAGAAAACAAAAGAAGATGAGAAGAAAAACAAGAAATAATTCGAAAGAAAAAAATTCATAAACATACCCCCACCACGAAAAAGCAAAAGGCGACTTCCTGGAGACCGCCGCCTAGCTTTCCGTGCAAAAAGTTCGTTTTATTCCATAAAAGGGGGTTCAGCCGAGGGAGGTGATTCACATAGGAAGGAAAGCGAAACCGATTCATTTGCATTTATTAGAAGGTAATACAAATCGATTGACAAAAGATGAAATTGAGCAGCGATTAAAAGCCGAAAAACAGTTACAAGCAAAAAGGGACAAGGTAAAACCACCAACGTGGTTAGATTCAATTGCTAAGAAAGAATTTAGACGGATTGCTGGTGAATTACTAGAGTTAGATGTTATTACAAACATAGATGTGAATGCATTAGCAACATATTGCGATGCTTACTCTGACTATGTTGAATGCACCAAAATTATCCGAGAAGAAGGACTTCTTGTTGAATATACCAATAAGGCAGCTGAAACCAATAAAGTGCCACATCCACTACTTACAAAGAAGAAGCAATTGCATGAACAAATGAAGGCTTTGGCTGTTGAGTTTGGTCTTACACCAAGTGCAAGAGCGAAAATTGTCATTCCAAATAGTAAACAAGGTCCGAAAACAAATGTAGAAAAGGAGTTTGACGTATAACATGATCAGACAATGGATGTTGGACTACTGTGATGATGTACTAAATGATGAAGTTGTTGCTTGTCAGAAGCATAAACAGGCTTGTAAACGATTTTTAAGAGATATTGAACGTGAAGGTTCTGAAGATTTTCCATATGTTTTTAAAGAAGAAAAAGCACTTCGTTTCCTAAAGTGGATGTCTCTTTTTAAACATACAAAAGGAAAGTTAGCAGGTCAGAGAATTGAACCACATTCGATACAAATTTTTGTATTTAGCAATATTTACGGATGGGTTCATCGTAATACAGGATTAAGGCGATTTAAAAAGGCGTATTGGCAAGTTGGACGTAAAAACGCAAAGTCTCAATCATTAGCGTGCGTTGGCTCATATGAAGCAATGGCCTTTGGTGAGAATATGTCGGAAGTGTATGTTGGTGCCACAAAAACGGAACAAAGTAAGATTGTTTGGAACGAAATTAAAGCGCAAATGAATGGGTGCGAAGACCTAAAAGAAAAATTCAATATTGCGTATGGGAAAATTGAGCATCTCAAAACCGATTCTTTTATTTCCGCGCTCTCAAAAGATGCGGGAAAATCTGGTGATGGACTGAATGTCCAGTGCGGGATTATCGATGAGTATCATGCACATCCTACTTCAGAAATTTATGATGTTCTGGTGTCAGGTTCAGGTGCTCGTCCGAATCCACTTATGATGATTATAACGACAGCTGGTTTTAATTTGAGTCATCCTTGCTATCGTGTGGAGTATCAATATGTTTCTAAAATTTTGGACCCTAATATTGATATTGAAAATGAAGAATACTTTGTCATGGTTAATGAGTTAGATAAAGATGATGAGATTACGAATCCGGAAGTGTGGGAAAAAGCAAATCCAATCCTATGTAGTTATGAAGAAGGGCGTTCTTTTTTAAAAGGAGAACTTCAATCAGCGCTTGATGTACCTGAGAAAATGCGTAATTATCTCACGAAAAACATGAATAGATGGGTGGATATGAAAGAAAATGGCTATATGGATATGCAAAAATGGAAGGATTGTAAAGAAACGGTGGAATTATCCGAATTAAAAGGGTTGGAATGCACCGTAGGTGTCGATTTATCAGCAAAAATTGACTTAACAAGTATTTCGTTTGAGTTTAAAAAAGATGATAAGTATATCGTAATTAGTCATAGCTTTATGCCAGAAGATACGTTGGCTGAAAAGAGACAAACGGATAAAGTCCCTTATGATCTGTGGGTACAACAAAAATGGATCACAACAACACCTGGTGCAGTGGTTGATTACGAATATATTAAAACACATATTAGAAATATGGAAAAAGATCATAAATTTAAGATTAAAGAAATATGTGCCGATCCATGGAACGCAACACAATTTTTGCAAGACATGGAGGCGGAAGGGTATACCATGATAGAGATACGCCAAGCTATGGCAACTTTATCAGGCCCTACAAAGGATTTTCGTGAACAAGTGTATCAAAAGAAGGTCATCCATAACAACAATCCGGTACTGAACTGGGCAACTAGTAATGCTATAACAAAACAGGATGCTAACGAAAATATCATGTTGGACAAGTCGAAAACAACGGAAAGAATTGATCCGATAGCAGCTGTCATTAACTCACATGTTCGATGCATGCTCAATTCTGGTGAAATGGACTTAAATTCCTATATTTTAAGTCAAGATTTCTCATTCTAGGGGGAATTACATGCGATTCTTATTATTTTTTATAAGTATTTTAGAGGATATTCTATTAATTTCAGGGTTGTCCATCATTGTAGGGACGACTTTTTTTGTTAATCCGATTTATGGATGGTATCTGTTAGGGATTATTCTCACAATGATGGGGGTGGTAATGATAAGAAGATAGAAAGGAGGTGAAACATTTGATTTTTCGGCAGTTATTTAGAAATCAGGATACGACAGATTTAAAAAATCCTTCTCCTTGGTTTAAAAGTTTATTTGGATATCAAGCCGCAAGCGGTGAAAAGGTAACGGTTGAGTCCTCTTTAGGTGTTCCAACAGTTTATCGGTGTATTAATATCCTTGCAAATAGTGTTGCGATGCTTCCGTTCCAAACGTTTAAAAAAACAGCGAAGGGAAGGGAACGGGATAAGGCACATCAAGTATATTTTGTTCTAGAAAGAAGACCCAATCCTTATCAAAGCCCATTCAAATTCAAACATTTAATTGAAACACACCGTAATACATGGGGAAATGCCTACATCAATATTCATTGGGGTGTGGATGGAAGACCAAAAGAATTATGGGTACTGAATCCAGCTGTTACAACGCCCACTGTGGACCTAAAGACCAATAAGCTATGGTATTTCACTAGTTTGCCAGACGGCACACCTATAAAAATACCTGATGATGACATTATTCATCTTACAACATTGTCTACTGATGGTCTAAAGGGGAAACCCCCTATTCAAATTGCAAGGGAGTCTATAGGTAGCTCACAGGCGGCACAGAAGTTTAAAGGTAAGTTCTTTATAAACGGTGCAGCGCATAGCGGAATATTAAAAACGCAACAAGCACTTGGCAAAGAGGCAAAAGAAGTACTTCGTGATGCATGGGAAGAGGCAAATACAGGATTAAATAATGCTCAAAGAATTGCCATTTTAGATGCTGGTTTAGAATTTGAGAAGGTTGGTATGCCTTTAAAGGATGCCCAATTTATTGAAGGTATGAAATTTGATAAGGGCGAGATTGCAAATATCTTTAACATTCCGTTGCACATGATTAATGAGTTAGATCGTGCTACTTTCTCCAATATTGAGCAACAGGCGTTAGATTTTATTCAAAATACTTTGAGCCCAATTCTTATACAGTATGAAGAAGAGTTTTCTTATAAATCATTTTCATTTAATGAACAAAAACGATATTATCTAAAGTTTAATCTGACAAGCTTATTACGTGCTGATTCTAAATCACGAGCAGAATTCTACAAAATTATGTTAGATGCTGGTGCATTTTCTATTAATAAGGTGCTGGAACTAGAGGACATGGACGGGATTGGGGAATACGGTGATAAACATCGCGTTGACTTAAACCATGTATCTATTGAGATTGCCGATGAATACCAATTAGCGAAAGCTAATGGAGGGGCACTACAGAAGGGAGGTGAGGACGATTAAAGACGTATTTACTATTAAAAATCAAACGGAATCGTCAGCAGATCTATTTATCTATGGTGACATCATAAATAATACAGGTTGGAAATGGGATGATTCTGATATTATGCCGGATGATGTAAAAAACATTTTAGGGCAATTGGATGATAAAAGTAACCTTAATATCTATGTAAATAGTGGTGGTGGTTCTGTATTTGCTGGTTTAGCCATTTATAACATGTTAAAGCGCAATAAGGCTCAGAAAACTGTTTATGTAGATGGTGTTGCAGCTTCTATCGCTTCCGTAATCGCCCTGGCTGGTGATCGTGTTGTTGTCCCTTCTAATGCTTTCTTAATGATTCATAAGCCTTGGACATATGCAGCTGGAAATGCAATTGATTTCCGAAAAGCAGCAGAGGACCTTGATAACATCGAGTCAGGAATCATGAATGTATACAAAGAAAACTTAAAAGAAGGCGTTGAAATTGAAGAAATTCAACAATTAGTAGATGCTGAGACTTGGTTAAGTGGTGAAGAAGCTGAAAAATACTTCAATATTGAAGTTGTAGAAGCGAAAGACATCGCAGCTTGTAGCAGTGATTACTTTGATAAATATCAAAAAACACCAAATAAGATTGTAGCAAAGGCTCCTTCTATTCCAAATAAGGATAATAACGAACAATTAAAAATACAAAACGCACTAGACCTGTTAGAGCTATAGGTCTATTTTTGTGCCAAAACAAGGAGGAAATACCGAATGGATAAACGTGAACAAGAGTTACGTCAAAAAGTTGCTGATTTAAAAGCGAAAGCAGAAGAATTTAACAATAGCGGTAAATATGAAGATGCAAAGGCAAAAATTGAGGAAGCGAAAAACGCAAAAAATGAATTGGATAACTATCTAGCAATGATGCAAATTCAAGTTTCTGACCCTGTAAATTCACAAGCAGGAGTTTTGCCTCCATCATCAGTTAAAAATGAAGATCCATCGTACAAAGAAGTATTTATGAAAGCTATCCGTGGTCAAAATTTAAGTCATGAAGAAGCAAGCGTTATGCAGGAATACAAAGCGGCCTTATCTGAGAATTCAGGTAAAGATGGTGGCTATATTGTTCCAGAAGATATTACGACAACTATTAATCAATTAAAACAAACGGTTGATAGCCTAGAACAATATGTAAATGTACAACCTGTATCAACAAACAAGGGAGCCCGTACACTAGAAAAACGTGCAGCCTCTACACCTTTTGCGCCATTATCTGAGTATGGTAAGCCAAATGCAATGCAAGAAATTGCTTCTCCTGAATTCGATCGTTTATCTTATGCAATTGAGGATTATGCAGGCTTTTTACCAGTACCAAATGATTTGTTAGATGATACAGATCAAGCTTTAGAAAGTTATTTACGTCAATGGATCGCGAAAAAATCTATTGCAACTCGAAACTATTTGATTTTACAAGAAATCAATAAACTAACAAAAGTTGATTTAAAGGATTATAACGGTCTTAAAACAACATTAAACGTTACACTAGATCCAATATTTGCAGCAGCTAACATTTTTACAAACCAAGATGGATTTAATTACTTAGATCAATTAGAAGATAAAAATGGACGTCCACTACTTCAACCAGATCCAACAAATCCAACTCGTAAGTTATTTTCCGGTAAGCCCGTTATTGTTTTGTCTAATAAAACAATTGCTACAGATAAAGACGGAAAAGCACCTTTCATTGTTGGTGACTTAAAAGAGGCAGTTATTCTTTGGGATAGAAAACAATTATCTATTGATATGACCAAAGAAGGCGGAAATGCTTGGAGAACAAACACTTCTGAGTTTCGAGCAATCGAACGTGAAGATGTTACATTATGGGACCAAGAAGCAGTTGTATATGGGCAAATTACGATTGCGCCTAAAACAGGGGCTTAATAAAGTAGGAGGTGTCCTTCTTGGTACTAACATTAGAGGAAGCGAAAAAGTATCTTCGTGTGGATGGTGATGAGGAGGACGATCTCATTACATCTTCCGTAATAGCAGCTGAAATATATATTAAAAATGCTACAAGTAAAAATGTGGATTTAAAAAGTGAGCTTGCTAAATTAGCAGCTCGTATTTTAATTGCTCATTGGCATGAAAACCGTGAGGCGGTTGGGAAAGCAGAACAATTAGCATTTAGTTTGCAATCGATATTAGTTCAGTTGCAATATTGTGGTGGTGATTCAAGTGAATCCAGGTGAATTAGATAAACGTCTTACATTTCAAGTGAAAGATGATGAAGCAAAGAGCCCAGACGGTGATCCAATAGAAGGTTACAAGGATTCCTTTACTGTATGGGGCTCTTTTATTTTTTTAAAGGGAAGAAAATACTTTGAAGCAGCGGCAGCTAATAGCGAAATTCAAGGTGAAACAGAAATCCGATATCGTGCTGATGTGAATGCTGATATGAAGATTAAATATAAGAACGTAATTTATGACATTGTTTCAGTTATTCCAACTGAAAAACACACCTTATCAATTATGTGGAAGCGTGGTGGAATGAATGGCTGATGGTGTTGATTTTTTAGGCTTTGATCGCTTGATATCTGAATTAGAACAAATGGGTTTACGTGGAGAAAAGATTGAAGACGGAGCACTTGCGGCTGGTGGTGAGCAAATTCGAAAAGCTATTGCTGAAAGAAGTGAACCAAGGAGTTCAAGCCCTAAAAAACCGTCCAAAAGTGAACCTTGGCGTACAGGCCAACATTTGCTTGATAATATACGGGTTACAAAGGCGCGAATGGAAAATGGTGTGAAAACGATCAAGATTGGAATAGACAAAGCGGATCGTTCTCCATATTTCTATGGAAAGTTTTTAGAGTGGGGTACTTCTAAAATGCCGGCACATCCATTTATAGAACCCGGTTTTAACGCTTCTAAAGCGGATGCGGTACGTGCTATGACAGACATCTTAAAGAATGAGATGAGGCTGAATATATGATAAATTTACGACCTGAAATCGTCCAAGCTCTTGAAAATAATCAGGAGCTTGTTTCTTTATTGGGTGGAAGACGTGTTTATTATCGTAAAGCTAAAAATGCTGAAGAGTTTCCACGGATTACATTTTTTGAATTAGACAATAGACCAGATGGGTTTGCGGATAATGATGAAAGTGAAAGTGAAATCACATTCCAAATCGATATCTGGTCAAAAGGTAGTACAACAGCAATCCATCAAAAAGTAAATGAAATCATGAAAGATATTGGTTTCTCACGTTATGCAGTAGCTGATTTGTATGAAGATGATACACAAATTTTTCATTACGCGATGCGTTTCGCGAAAGGAGTGGAGTTATAGATGGCTGGAGAAATTATTACAATTAGTTCGACTGTGGGTGTAGATAGTCTTGTTTATGCAAAACTATTAAAAGATGATGCATCAGGTGTTTCATATGCAGATGTAAAGAAGTTAGAAGGGGCAGTAAAGGTTAAAACTTCTAAAAAAGTAGCTTCAGAAATTATGTGGAGTGATAATAAAAAATCAGAGATTGCTGAATCTGACGGAGAAGTGGAAGTTGAAATTGAAGTTCGTGGACTTTCCTTATCAGCGAAAGCAGATATTGAAGGGTATCCAGAAGTTACAGATGGCGTATTAGATGAAAAACGAGAGGGAGAAAAGCCATATTTAGCAATTGGATGGCGCTTTTTAAAGGCCAATAGTAAATACCGTTATGTTTGGTTACTCAAAGGGAAGCTTTCACAAGAGGAGGAAGAAGCTGAAACTAAGAAGGATAAACCAAACTTCCAAACTACAAAACTTAAAGGCTCATTCATTGAACGTGACTTTGATGATAGACCTAAATTTACAGCTGATGCTGACGAGCCTACATTCACAAAAGCTATCGGAGACAATTGGTTCAAAAAGGTATATGAAAAAACAGCAACACCACCAGCAGGAAAGTAAGAGGGGGCAAAAGCTCTCTCTTTTTTATTAACTAAGGAGGAATACCTATGAAACTAACATTAGTAATCAATAAAGAAAAGAAAACTTTTAATTTACCGGAGTTCATTCCGGCTCGTTTGATTCGTCAAGCACCTGAACTTGCTGATATTCCAAACAATCCTGGGCCTGAGGATATGGATAAAATGGTTCAATATGTAGTAAAAGTTTACGGTGAACAATTTACATTGGATCAATATTGGGACGGCGTGGATGCCCGTAAATTCTTATCGACAACTTCAGATGTAATTAATGCAATTATTAATGCAACTGTGGAAGCGGCTGGTGGTACACCAGGAACTGGAGAAGAAACAAACCCAAACGCGTAGAGGGAGGAGGGCTAACGTTCAGTGAGTTTATGGACGAGCTCTACCTCTCTTTATTACGTCAGGGGTATAAACATCATCATATCGATAATGAAATGGATATCTGGCATTATTTAAGGCTAAATCAAAAATATCGTGAACAAGATCATTCAAACAGTGAAAATCATAACTCAAATGAAATTGAAGTTCCGGCAGAAAACATTATTTAATGAGGGGGTGAGACTATGGCGAATGAAATGAATAATTTGGTCGTTAGGCTATCCCTTGATAACGTAAATTTTCGGCAAGGTATCGCAAACTCAGGTCGTGCGGTTAGGACATTACAGAATGAGCTGAAATCTGTTAGTACTGGAATGGGTGGATTCGCAAGTGCTAGTCAACAAACACAAGCGAAAATGAACACACTCAGTAGGCTTATTGATGCACAAAAAGAAAAAGTGAAAGCATTACGACAAGCTTATGATCAAAATAAGGCTAAATTAGGTGAAAATGATGCAGCAACTCAAAGATATGCTTCACAAGTGAATAAAGCAGTTGCTGATTTAAATAGATTTGAAAATGAATTAAAGCAAGTAAACCGTCAAGCTGAACAAAAAGGGATGGATAATTTAAACAATTCTTTAAAATCTTTACAGGCTGAATTTCAGTCTATTACAACAGGTATGGGCGGCTTTTCTAATGCAACGGAACAAACACGGGCGAAAGTAGACGTTCTGTCTCGTATAGTAGATAAGCAAAAAGAGAAGGTTAGGGAACTTCAACAAGCCTATAATCGTGCAAAAACAGAAGAAGGTGAAGCAAGCCAATCAGCACAGCGATATGCAGAACAAATCCATCGAGCAACAGGTGAACTAAATCGATTTGAAAACGAATTACGTCAGTCGAACCACGAATTAGAACAACAAGGAAATCGTTTATTAAACTTCGGTACTCGTATGGAGACGTTAGGTAATCATTTGCAAAATGCTGGTATGCAAATCGGTATGGTGTTTGGTGGAATGACTTATGCAATAGGTCGGGGTTTAAAATCGGCTGTAGAAGAATCCATGAATTTTGAGCAACAAATGGCCAATGTTAAAGCTGTATCTGGTTCTACTGGAGAAGAAATGAAGAAATTAAGTGAATTAGCTGTCAACATGGGAGAAACAACAAAATACTCTAGTGTTCAAGCAGGACAAGGTATAGAGGAATTAATAAAAGCTGGAGTTAGTTTAACAAATATTATAAATGGTGGTTTAGAGGGTGCTCTTAACTTAGCGACAGCAGGAGAACTAGAATTAGGTGAAGCGGCAGAGATTGCATCCACAGCCTTAAATGCATTTAAAGCAGATCATCTTTCAGTTGCGGATGCAGCAAACATTTTATCTGGAGCCGCTAATGCTTCAGCAACAGATGTACGGGAGTTAAAATACGGTCTTTCAGCTTCATCAGCAGTAGCAGCAGGAGCTGGAATGACATTTAAGGATACAGCTACTACGTTAGCGGTTTTTGCACAAAATGGTTTAAAAGGCTCTGATGCAGGTACTTCTTTAAAAACAATGCTTATGCGATTAAATCCAACAACAAAAGAAGCATATAATCAAATGAGGGATTTAGGGTTAATTACTTATAATGCACAAGCTGGTTATGATTTTCTTGTTAAAAACGGTATACAACCAGCTTCAAGGAGCGTCGGTGATATTGAGCAAGCTTTAGAAGGCTATGTAATGAAAATAGAAGGTGCCAAAAAGTGGAATGACAAGTGTGATACCACATTTCGTGAATTAGCTACAAGTTCAGCGTTCCTATCATCAAAATTCTATGATCAACAAGGACATATTCAAAGCTTAGAAAATATTTCGGGAACACTTCATGAATCAATGAAAGATTTAACAGATCAGCAACGTAGTATGGCTTTGGAAACGTTATTCGGATCGGATGCTGTACGTGGTGCAACTATTCTTTTCAAAGAAGGTGCGAATGGGGTAAACAGTATGTGGGATGCCATGTCAAAAGTGACAGCCGCTGAGGTTGCAGCCACTAAGATTGATACGTTAAAGGGACGCCTTACATTACTAGATTCAGCGTTTTCGACGATGAAAAAGACAATTGGTGATGCGCTAGCCCCTGTGGTTAGTGTTTTTGTTGCTGGGTTGCAGAAACTTGTGGATGGATTCAACGCATTACCTGGACCAGTACAAAAGGCTATCGCAATTACAGGTGGTATTGTTCTTGCGCTTACAGCAATAGCAACAGCAATAGGTGTTGTTCTTGCAGCATTCGGGATGATCATGTCAGGAATTGGAGCATTAGCAACAGCGTTAGGAATTGCTGGTGGTGCTGCAGGTCTTGCTGGTGCTGCAGTTGGTATGTTAGGAAGTGCATTAGGATTGCTTCTTGGACCTGTTGGTTTAATAGCAGCAGCTCTTATTGGAACTGGGGTTGTCGCATATAAAGCATATCAAAAAGCAACTGAAGACAGTATCGCTTCAGTAGATCGTTTTGCTACCAATACAGAGGGGAAAGTAAGTTCTTCCACAAAGAAAGTTCTTGGTGAGTATTTCAAGCTGTCTGATGGCATTAGACAAAAGTTAACTGAAATTAGATTGAACCATGAAGTGATAACAGAAGAGCAGTCACAAAAATTAATAGGTCAATATGATAAGTTAGCTAATACAATTATTGAAAAAACTAATACAAGACAGCAAAAAGAAATTGAAGGACTTAAAAAATTCTTTGCTGATTCATATGTATTGACCGCTGAAGAAGAGAACAAACGAATCGAACAGTTAAATCAACATTATGAACAAGAAAAGCTAAAAACACAGGAAAAGGAAAATAAAATTAAAGAAATTTTACAAACAGCAGCTAGAGAAAATAGAGAATTAACGACCTCCGAACGCATCTCTTTACAAGCATTGCAGGATGAAATGGACAGAGTTGCTGTAGAGCATATGTCTAAAAATCAAATGGAGCAAAAAGTTATTCTTGAAAATATGCGCGTACAGGCCAGTGAGATTTCAGCTAGACAGGCAGCAGAAGTTGTAGAGAATAGCGCTAAAGCAAGGGATAAAGTGATTGAAGATGCGAAAAAGACCCGTGATGAAAAAATTGCTGAGGCGATTCGTCAACGTGATGAAAATAAAACCATTACAGCAGATGAAGCGAATGCAATCATCGCTGAGGCGAAACGTCAGTATGACAGTACAGTGTCTACAGCTAAAGACAAACATAGAGAAATTGTAGATGAAGCTAAATCACAAGCTGGTGAACATGTGAATCAAGTAGATTGGGAAACTGGTCAAGTGAAGTCGAAATACCAGGTTATGAAAGATGATGTTGTTCGAAAAATGAAAGAAATGTGGTCAGATGTTACCAACAAATATGAGGATATGAAAACATCGGCAAACAGTAAGGTGGAAGAAATAAAAAATACAGTTTCAAAGAAATTTGAAGAAAAGAAAAAAATTGTTACAGATAAAATGGAAGAAATAAAACGTGGCATTGAAGATAAGTGGAATACAGTTGAAAAATTTTTCAAATCTATAAATTTACGTTCCATTGGTAAGTCAATTATAGAGGGCCTTGAAAAAGGCTTAGATGATGCTACAGGCGGCTTATATAGTAAAGCGAAAAGCATAGCTGGAGAGATTAAAAATACAATTGCGGGAGCATTAGATATAAACAGTCCATCAAAAGTTATGATTCCTTTAGGAAGTGCCGTTCCAGAAGGTCTTGGGGTTGGTATAGATAAAGGGAAAGTATTTGTAGTAGACGCTGCGAAACGAGTCGTAGGTGCCTTGAATTATCAAATGAGCAACATTGGATCAGCATTTTCAGGTATGGCGTCCGATGGCTTACGTAAAATTTCAGAAAGTGATATATTCCAATTTAATGGGGATGATCCGCTATCGAAATATTTTAATGCTATTTTTGTAGATGGAGATTATCTAAATGATTGGCTTACACATATACCAGAAAGTATGCATGACGTTGTGAAAGAAATCGGACGTCAAATGGAACGATTTGAAGGTCTTTCAATTAATGAGGTTAGAAGCTTCCCTAGATGGAGAGAAGTTTTATCAGATAACCCAGGAGAAGTTTGGTATAGACCATTAGAATCACCTGAGCAACGTAGTTATGCGAATCAAATTGAAAAAGAACTAAATCTCACTTTGAATATGACCAATGTTTTAGATGGAAAAGAGTTAGCAAATGGAAGTTACACTTATACTACAAAGCTTCAAGATCGTGAACAAAAAAGAAGAGCGGAATTTTAAGGGTGGTGAACATGTTGGGGAAACTCAGTTTTACTTTTAATAAGATTAAAAAAGATTATGTTCAAATGCTAGTTGGAAGAAAACGCCCTTCCTGGGCTCCAGTTAAAAGGAATTTAGTAAGAGTCCCTCATCATGCAGGGGCTCTTTTTCTTAATACAGAAACGGAGGAACGTCGTATTGATGTTCCTCTTGTAATTAAAGCGAAAAAAGATATGGCTGATTTACAAAAGGTAAAAGAAGACTTAGCGGATTGGCTTTATACAGAGCAACCTGCTGAACTTGTTTTTGATGATGAATTAGATAGGACTTATCTAGCATTAATCGATGGTTCTGTTGACTTGGATGAAATAATTAATAGAGGTAAAGGCGTTATTACTTTTGTTGCTTGTACTTCAATACGACCAGTTGCCATATTGTCATTAATT